CTTTGTATCGTGCCAAAATGCCTTCATTTAGCCTCTCTTTCTCATCACAATGTATTCGTAACTTGTGATGGTTTCAGGTGCCTGTTCACCGTATTCTGACCATGTACCAATCTTAATATCTCTATTCTTCTTTTGGAAGAAGGCAAGTTTGGGGTCATCCATAATCTTAGCCATTTTCTTAAAGATTTTTTCTGATTGTTTTTCTGTGTAATTGTTCATTACATCTGTTGCCCAATTACCAGTATAGTAAGTCATCTTACTTTCTAGTTTGTTATCACGGAAGTTTGTGATATTTTCTGGTACACCATCAATAATTGATTTCAAATGATGGTCTAGTTCTTTTACTTTTCGCTTCTGCATTATATAGTCCTCTCTCAGTTGATTTATAAATCTGCAATTTTGAATTTTTTAATTACATTCTTTGTAGGTATAACTGTTGTGTTACCACCATCTGCAAGTTCGTAATTATCATCATAATTGTAGTCACTCATTAAAACATGAACCTTATTGTCTTTTTTTACCAACCAACCCGTTGATACACAAATAGCAGGTTTCATTCTTTCAATGTCTTTAATAGATTTCCAACCAGCATCTGATTGAATATCCTCCCAATACACAAGGTAAAATTCATATGTAAAAGGTATTTCAGGAACACCGTCCTGGAATTTCTTTGATTTACTTTTTGCCATGTTGTTTTCTCTCTTTAAATAACAGATACAAATACATCACAGTACCAGCATAAATTATCATTTTAACTTCGTAAGGTATCATAGCGTTTATCATTTCTAAGATTTCAATTACTGACATTCTTTATCAGCTATTTTCGTGTCTTCTAATAATTCACACTTATATAACTTGTCACTCTCTTGTCTTAGTTGAGCAGTTAACTCTTCTATGATGTATGGCATAGTTTTCTCTAATGTGTCAGCCATTTGCAACATCATAATATAAGCGAGTTTCTGCATCTCACTTTTTAATAATTTATCGTGGTCTATTTCTGAGGAGTTTGTAATGACATGACCAACAACGGCCTGTTCGTACTCGCCAGCATTTACTTTATTGTATAGTAGATTGAAACCAACCCAAAACACAATAAAACCAATTATCACTTTTTTCATAATGTATCCTTTTGTTATTTATTGGTATATAATACACTAAAAGGCAGCTATAGGCAAGCACTTTTTTCACTTTTTTTTAAAATAAAAAGCAAGTAAAATCAACAATTTAGAGTGGTGCGACATTCTTGTCACACCAAATGTTCTCTAATTGTTCTCGTTTTGCATAAAATTGTCGTTCCAATTGTATGCTTCCTTAACCAAAGCCGCTGTTAAACCTTTGTACTTTTTATTAAGGCTCTTTTCTTTTACACCGATTAAGAGTTCTGCCTCTTCCTGGTGTAATCCTTCAAGCATTTGAATAAACATGGTTTCTTTTTGCGTCTTTGTGGTATCTGCATCTGCACCTTCTACAAAATGCCATAGTCGTTTACTCTCATTTTTTAATAAACTGTGTTCTGTACCTTTTGGTGCCTCATTAGCAATATATGGTGGTGTACCACTTGGTAATGCCCATTTGATATTAGGGTCAAATGCACCTTTCAGTATCATTCTCATAGCAGGCGTATCATACTGTTGTAATACAGCCTTCTTTTTAGGTTTGTCTTTTGCGTTATTAACTTTTGTTAAGATTTCTGATAAAAGCATATCGCCTGAACCTTGCGTATTTGACATAGCGGTCATAGCGGCTTTACTCATTATATTTGGATTTTGTGTAACCATAATTTCTCCTTTTCATTCAGTAATACTATTTATACGCACTAGAAGTTTCGTTTTGCGTACCATTTATAAAAGGCTTTATCTGTAAATAATTCTGCAATTTCGGATGGTGGTACCTGTTCGGTCTGAATACAGGTTTCTAAACTTTCGTATTCATAAGTATCGACCTTTCTGGTCATCTTTTTATCTTTAAAATTTTCAGCCAATGTTCTTACAATTCTATCATTCTTTTCTTTACCAAATATCCTGTCATAGTTTACATCAAACTTTGACTTATCGGTAGGTCTTTGTTTACTCCCCTTGCCACTCATCTGTAACTTCCTTTACTTCAAGTTCACCGTGGTATACGGTATAAAAATCATGTGGTTCACCAAAAGTATCTAGTAAATAATCATGGCCATCTTCATCATATTTTTCTTCTAATTCTTCTACACTCATACCTTTCACATCATTGAAGTAGAAAGAACATTGGTCATCTACCTCTTGGTCTTCTACCATGGTATGGTCAAATTCAAATTCATTATTGGCATCATCTTTATCACCGATTATATCTTGTAATTCTTCATCATGTTCAACTTTTAATACACAATGACCCCAACGGTACATCTCTTCGGTTTCACAAGAAACGCCTTTGTCATCATCTTTAAATGTTTGATATTCGTAAATTGATTTTTTAAACTTTGGTGATACTTTATAAAACTTTGTCATGTAAATCTCTTATGTTGTTAGGGGGTGGTGCCTAACGGTCTCCACCCCCTAATCAGTTAGGTTAATTATGCGTTAGCAGAATAACCTTGAGCACCAAATAGTGCTTGTTGACCAGCTGCAATTACAGCTTTAGAAGGAGTGCCTACTCTATAAGCGACACCAGCAGATGTTCTATTTTCATAAATCATCATACCTTCGTTTCTCAGTTTACCAACCATTGAAGCTGGTGACCTTAGGTCAAATTTGCTTCTTAGAGTTTTCCAAGTAACAGATTTTCCTGTTGAAAAAAGGTTTCTTACCTTTTCAGTTTTTGAAGTTTTAGTTCTAGCCATATCGTTTTCTCCTTTAGATGTTAGCTTGTTCATAATATATTGTAACATTATTGTTACTCCTTTCAAATTGCGTTAAGTCGCCACTATTCGACAAGGCAAGCGTACAACTGTAGTTGACTTGTCTGAATTCTTTAATCATCATTACTAGGGTCAAAGTCTGGAATAAACTCAATGTCTTCCATATCTGATAAATCTTTAACCTCTCTTTGTACATCTTCGGACAATGGTCGGTGTGGTTTATGTTTAGCGTCAATCACTTTACTATAATCCAACTTTGCGTTTTTCTGTCCGTTTCGTTGCACTTTAATTTGTACCATCTTGTCGGCCAATGCCTGAGCAGGATGATACTTTTTAAAATCTCTATAAACTAGGCCTCGTATAGTATCAATGGCTAATGCAAGGTCGGCCATAAATCTATCTTCTTTAGTTTTGATACCTGCATTGATAAACTTATCTAGTAGTGTGTAAGCAATATCATCAACTGTACTTTCAACAAACTCTTTTGTTTGTTCATCTACTATTTTTTGGTGTTCCTCAGGACTAACCGTTCTGCCAGTTCTTTCTGCATTTACAATTTTGTTCTGAGGGAACAATACAATTTTATCATCAGCCATTTATTTTTTCGCCTTTAAAATTAACTAAACCTTTATCTGTATAGTATTCGACTAACTGGTTATAACCACCAATCAATACACCATCAATTACAATCTGAGGCATAGTTCTTACTTGTTTACCAACTGCCTCGTAAAGTTCTTCAGGTGTATTAAAGTCTTTACCAAACATTTTTTCTTCATAACTTATATTAAGACCTTTAAGTAAAGACTTTGCCTTATCGCAATATACACAATTAGGTTTACTGTATATCTGGATTGTCATCATTTCCACTTTCCATTACTTTTTCAAAAGCAACTTTAGCTTTGTTTTTTAGATTGTAAGCATCAACAGCCTGTTCAATATTGTAATTGTACATTTTGTTGTACTCACCTAAAGGTAATCTCAAACCAATCCATGCTCTGTAATAACCACTAGTTGTTAGTGTTACATCTTGTGCAAAGATTTCATAACCTCTTACTGGTGTATTCTTAATAGAATTAACTAATACACTTTCAACCTCAGATACAACAGTTTTCTTTTCTGTTTTACCAAGTTCAGTTATAAATTGTTTGGATTCTTTGTTCATCTTACCCATAATAATGTCAGCCATTTCAGACTTCGCATACATCTTTGCCTTTTCAATAGCAAGTTGTAGGTCTGGTGACACAGCTGTTGCAACACCATAGATACATTGTTTATTTTTATCAGCTTTCTTAACTTGACCAATAATATTTGTATCTAAGTTACAAGCATCTGTTTCATTAATGTCTGCCATATACCAATTAGGTACGACATTAAGACTATCTGCCTTTTCTTTTTTGATTGTGTAACTTGTACTTGAACATGCACCTAACAAGGCAACCATACTCAAAGCACCAATCGTTTTCACATATTTGTTCATATTATACCTTCTCTTTCATAATATACAGTAATTCTTGTAATTTGTCAAGTCCAGATTGCATGGTATCAACAACTTGTTCGGTTGATACATCCATCTTTGTAAACACAAAAATTACTAGAGCAATAATAATTATATTCTTAATCATTATCTAACCTCCCATTCACCGTTCTCATTCATACAAGCTTTTCCGAACGACTTAAAAGCATGTCCAGGCCTAGAGTAGAACCTGCAATATTCTGGTGTGTTAACATCTCTATAATAGAATTGAGCAAATAACTCCCAATAACTAGGACCGTCAAATCTATTTCTACCGTCTGCACACTCCAAAATTTCTTCTTTAATAATTTCGTCATCTTTTTGTTTGATAACGACTTTAATATAACAAAACTGGCCATTTACTTCTTCAGGATTTACTGGTTTTATCTTACTATAATACTCTTTTTCGCCTGCAATGGCAATTCCAGTTATCAGCATGAATAAAATTAGTACAAATGTCCATGTAAGGTAACGCATAATTTTTTGATATTGATGTGGGTCAAACATAATTTTTCAACTTTTCAATACTATCCCTTGTATTATATATCGTATCTTCAATAAAGGCAAGCCTAGATTGATTACTTGTTAATTCTTTTTCGTCTTCTAAGTCTTTGATTTCGTTCTCTAATTGTTCTATTTTTGTTCTCACTTCATCAATTGACATGTTTTTCTACCCACTTTCCGTCTGGTAACTGACATGCTGTACCAAACACCATTCGTCTATTTACATTACCAAGACCAACTAACGGCCATTGATTTGTAATATCAATCGTAGCGTCATAGTCTTTACACTTAATAGGTCCTGTCATATAAGACCTAGTTGTCTTAATAATACCTGAATTACCTGTTTTCTGATTGTACCAGTTTGTATAACTTGAACCAGCAGGACCATTGTTTAAATGGTCTACAAATACGGCATTGTGTACATCATAATCTGATTGATACATAATTTCTGCACCAGCAAAAGAACCACCCATAGTACAAACAAATAAAACGGCTGGGTCTCCTGTAAACTGAGCACATGAAGCAACTGCTGTACCACCACCTAAGACGGCACCAACTTGACTTCTATTTGTACTGCACCCCGTTAGTAGCAATTGACCTAATAATAGACCACATAGGATTTTTACTGTCGATTTTTTTATCACATTTTCCATAATCATAATTACATTTGACACTACACCCACTAACAAGTATCGTCAGCAGTATCAGTAGGGTCAATTTCTTCATATTTACCTTTGTCTTGTGATACAATAAAACAATCACTTTGTATTTGTTGTATCATATTATCAATTTCTATAGTTGATGATTTGACAGCTCCGTATTTCATTTCACGGAGCTTGTCAGCATCTTTTTTTATACCATCTATTTTATCGCAAAATTCACTAATCTTGTGCAACATAACTCTTCACCTTTTCAAATAGATTTTGTATTTGTAACTTATTATTGGCAAGTTGTTCTTTACCTTTTTGCCAATTGTTTTGTTGAAACTCAACTGTTTTGTTCCATTCTTTTTGAAACCAGTTTTGTTCCTCAGCCTTTGCATCTGTAGCCATAACGATAAACACAGCTACAATAACTGCAAGACCAATATAACCTAGTTTGTTCATACTTTTCTCCCAGCAGTTTTTAAGTCCTCTTTACCAACGACCATATAAGGACCTTTGTTATAAGCAGGTACAATAGAGTATTGTTTAGATACTTCTAATCGTTCTTGCCTTTGTTTGTGGTCAATAGTACCGCCATTACCTAGTTTTGTACTTGCACTAGGATAATTCGGTGTTTCTCTACGGTAAATTTTTTCTGGTTCATAAGTGCCAATAATGTGTTCAGTTTTGGTTTTTAACATACCAAATCTGTATTTAATATAATCTTCTAATTCTAACATGTGAGTTTTAAGACCGATTGATTTCATATGTTTGTTATACAAACGGCAGTCTTCTTTGAATTTTGCAATCTGAGAGGCGGACAAGTTCTTTGCTTTCTTCCTGTTCCGCCTCAAAGTACCACTTGATGTATTAGTGTAAATTATTGCCACTTTATGCTACTACCTCTTCAACATCATCATAACCACTTTGTTCAGCTTGCACTTCAGCAAATGATTTACCAAATACTGACTTGTAAAAATGTTCTCTTGGATTTGGACTTTCATATGCAATTAAAAGTCTTTTGAAGTTAATATTGACATTCTCAAAAACTTCAGGCATTTTTGCCTCTAGTTCTATCATTTCTTTTAGAAATTTCACTCTATTAGAGTGTACTTTGTTATCGTTGCCTTTACCTAGTTTTATATCTTTTTCTTTTGCGATATTAAATTCAGTAAATATCATTTCTTTGTCGTATCTAAATGATGTGTTCATAAGTCCTTTCATAGTTTAGTTAGTAATATATGTTTATCCTATCAGAAACGCCATATATTGTCAAGCGTGGTAGCTGGTCAAAAATGTCGCACTTTTCGACAAAAATGATGGTTTTTCGACCATACACCGACCTTCGAGCAGCTACTAAAGCGTCTCCTGGCGCATCCTGGCGCCTCGTTTTTTCAAGGATATTGTTCAAAACTCTCAAATACACGA